ATGCGTTTGCAGCAGCAACAAAGTTAGGTGTTACAGAGTGTGGTGTATACACACATCCATCAATAAAGAATTCTGGTGCTTCACCTGATGGAATTATTAAATCTGAAAATGCTGTATTAGAAATAAAATGCCCTACTATGATGACGCACGCTAAGAATATAATGCATGATACTGTTCCTAAGAAATACTTATACCAGATCATGTGGCAAATTGCATGTACAAATTCTGATGGTGCTTATTGGGCTTCGTACAATCCAGAGTTTACTGAAGAAACAAAATTAAAATACTTGTATATACCAAAAGACGAAACATTAATAAAGGAGATGGAAGATGAGGCAATAATATTTGATAAAGAAGTGGATGAACTTGTTGAAATTTTAAAATTAGGAGCTAAACATGGCTGAGCAATATGATGATAACAATAGATTTGTTTTATTTAAACAAGACAAAGGTGAAAATGCTAACCGCCCGGATTATACTGGAACGGTAAAGGTGGATGGGAAAGAATGGCGTCTTGCCGCATGGATATCAGAATCTAAGAATGGATTAAAGTATCTAAGAGGAAACGTAGATGAACCACTTGAAAGTAAAACTGATAGTCCACCTCAAGACAAGGTTGGAAATTCAAATGATAACGTAGTAAACAATACCGAAGAAGTTCCTTTTTAGGAGATTATTATGAACGCAGTGTATTATGTTATTGGTTTCTTGTTAGTACTAGCTTTATATTTAGCTACATATCATTAAATAAGTTGTACTTTTTATTTAAAACAGTTTAGGATCTATAGGTAGTAAAAATAAACTAGGAGAAATATATGATAGCTGATCTAAGAAAAGACACTAGCTGTATTGGTTGTGGCAACAAGGGTAAGATGTTTGATAAAAAATGGTACTGTGGTATTGATTTTGAAACACGCCATGGAGCATGTAAGAAAAAGAAAACAATCAATAACATACCGAAAGGTACTCATTGATGTATATTGAAGAAATTGTAAATAGGTTTGATAATGTTAGGGAAAGTGGCGGCGGGCAATATAGCTGCCGCTGTCCTTCTCACAACGATAAAAGTAATTCGCTAGGTATAAAGCAAGACGGAGATAAGATACTTATGAATTGTTTTGCTGGTTGTGATGTAAAGTCTATATTAGATTCTGTAGGCTTACAATGGAAAGACATATTACCAAAAAATGAAAACATGGATAAGCTTATAACTAAATCATTTAATCCATATTCAGTATTAAAAATGTTAGCAGATGAAGTTTTAATAGTTGGATTATCTTCTGCTCAAATAAAAAAAGGCAAAGCACTAAGTAATGAAGATCATATGAGGTTGCTAAAAGCTGTTGGCAATATAAGGGGAGCTTATGAAAAATGCAGATAATGTAGTTGTAACAGAAAGAGATGTAGCAGATCACAAGTCTCAAAGAAAAAGTGGCGAATATCTAAAGATTAAGTCTCCATCACAGTACCAAGATGAGATACTGTCGTTTTTTTCAGATGAAGTTAAAGGTGGTATAGCACTTCCATTTGATAAGACATTAAGTGATTTTAGAATTAGAATGGGCGAGTTAACTATTGTATCTGGATATAGCGGGCATGGTAAGACCGCATGGCTGTCATTTTGTATGTTGTATTTGCTTAAACAAACTAAAGTATTAATAGCATCATTTGAAATGCTACCTAAAGCAACACTTGGTAGAATGTGTATGCAAACAGGAAGCAGTGATCCTACAGCCGCTTATATAGAAAGTTTTGTAGGTCAGATAGAACACAGATTATATTTATATGATGCAGAAGGCGAGACATCAGCAGCTAAAGTATTAGATGTTATATACTATGCAGCGGAAAAACTAAATGTAGAAATATTTGTAGTTGATTCATTAATGAAGTGTGGTATAAATGAAGATGATTTAAATGGTCAGAAAAACTTTGCTAATAAACTTGCAGTAGCTGCTAGAGATTTAAAGATACATATATTCTTAGTTGCACATAGTCGTAAAACAGTTGATGAAGATACTACCCCAGCTAAATTTGATGTTGCTGGATCTGCAAATATCACCAACATGGCTGATAATTCAATATCTGTTCATAGAAATAAAAGAAAAGAAAAAGCACTTATGTTTGGAGAAGATCCATCTGAGTGGGCATCGCTACCAGATTGCACAGTGTACTTAAATAAACAACGACATGGTAACGGTATTGAAACTCAATGGGGCTTTTGGTTTGATAGTAGTACTTTTAGATATATGGAGAAACCATGAAAATAAATGATTTTGTAAAAGGTGTAGTTGAATTGTTTGGTGACGGCGTTGAATACAAGGCAACTTCTAATAAAGGACAGGTTTTTAAAACGGAGAACTACGATGAAAAAGACCCTGAAAATAAAGAATGGAAACAGCGTAGACGTGATCAAGCAACTTGGTAATTTAGATAAATTAAAAGATTATAGAGTTACAATAGAGTTATGGGATTACAAAAGAAGTGTTAGCCAGAATAAAAGGTATTGGGATTTATTAGGAAATATAAGCGATCATTTAGGATATAATACATCAGAGGTACACTCTCTTATGGCTTATAAATACCTTTCTTATAAGAATAATATATTAGACCAAGAAATAACAGTAATACCTTCAACAACAACCCTTACTGTTAAAGAGTTTAGTAAGTATATGAGTGATATAGAATCATTCGCTAAGAGCTTAGGTTTTAAAAGAAAAATAGATTTTCAGGATTTTCAAGATGGGTAAAAATAAAAGCAAAACAAAAGCAGAAAAAGCATGGTTAAATAAAGTAAGCAATAGCGGCTGTGTAATATGTAGGAAATTTTATAATGTACAAGATCCATTACCAGCTAACTGTCACCATATTAGAAGTGGTATGGGTATGGGGCAAAAAAATAGCCACGATAAAATTATTCCGCTTTGCTGGGAACATCATCAAGGCAACGATGGATTTCACCATGCACCTGGAACATGGCAAGATAAATATGGAACAGAATTAGAATTACTTGAATATATGTTAAATAATTTATAGAGGTGATTTATGTTAGCTGAAGGACTATTTATGTTAACTGTTTCTTTAAGTGGTAATTATAACGATTTAGAATATGTAGGTAACTTTGTTAATTGTACTATTGCTATGCAATACTTTAAAGAAAACTGCTCGGAACACAAAGCAGCAAGTTGCCTACTAAAAGAATATACATTGCTACCACCAAATCATTTAGATATTAACCCATTTGATTTTGATACTATTAAAGAAGGGCAGAGTTGTGGTTTTGTTGGGTTAGATACAAGAACTTTTACAGGGGAAAGCAATGAGTAAGGGAAGTAGTCGCAGACCAACGGACAATAAAAAGTTTGTTGATAATTACGATAGGATTTTTAACAACAAAAAGGATAAAGATGGCAAAGACAAGCCCAACACAGAGAACACTAAAAAGATTGCGAGAAACCGGAGAGTTTCCGCTAATTCAAATAGTCGAGCGTTGGAATGCATTCGCCAGGGTACGTCAAGACTTGTTTGGCATTATAGATATACTTGCAATAGATACAAAAGGAAACACAGTTGGAATACAGGTTACAACAACTGGAAATATGAATGCTAGAGTAAAAAAAATTACTGAATCAGATGCTATACCACATTTAAGGGATGCTAATTGGACTATATTAGTAGAAGGTTGGGTTAAAGTTGGCAGTAGGTGGCAGAATAAAATAATAGACTTATCATAATAGGGGAAAATAAATGGATTTATATCAAAAGGTTATAGCAAATAGTAGGTATGCAAGGTACATACCAGAATTAAAAAGAAGAGAAACATGGCTTGAAACTGTTGATAGGTTGGTAACCTTTATAGAGAAAAATGCACCAGAGCTTCATAACGTGGCTCCAAAACTAAAGAAAGCTATAGAGAATCTAGAGATTATGCCATCCATGAGACTTATGATGTCTGCTGGGGAAGCTTGTAGCAGGGATAATATAGCGGCTTATAATTGTAGTTACCTAGCTGTTAACAACAAGAGGGCTTTTTCTGAATGCCTATATATACTAATGAATGGTACTGGCGTAGGGTTTAGTTGCGAGCGTCAAGAGATCTCACAATTACCAATTATACCTGATACGCTAACAAAGTTAGATGATGTTATTGTAGTTGGTGATAGTAAGTTAGGATGGGCTAAGGCTTTTAAGAAACTATTATCTAGTCTGTGGGAAGGTGATATACCTACTATAGATTATTCTCAAGTTAGACCAGCAGGTAATAGGCTTAAAGTTTTTGGTGGTAGAGCATCTGGACCTGAGCCATTAAAAAGATTATTTACATTTGTTACGGAAACTTTTACGTTAGCAAAAGGTCGTAAATTAACTTCTATTGAAGTTCATGATGTAATGTGTATGATAGGAGAGATTGTTGTTGTTGGAGGAGTTAGAAGATCTGCCTTAATATCTCTATCAAATCTTACAGATAAGCGAATGAGAGAGGCTAAAATTGGTGCTTGGTATAACGATTATGCTTGGAGAGGTTTAGCTAATAACAGTGTTGCTTATACCGAAAAGCCTGATGTAGAGACATTTATGGATGAATGGGTATCTTTAGTTAAGTCTAAGTCAGGTGAGCGTGGTATTTTTAATAGAATTGCTGCACAAAATCAAGCAGCTAAGTGGGGTAGGAGATCTAAAGACTTATCTTATGGTACTAATCCTTGCTCTGAAATAATTTTACGTGATAAACAGTTTTGTAATTTAACAGAAGTTGTTGTAAGAGAAAACGACACTGAGGCTACATTAAGAAGTAAGATACAGTTAGCAACAATATTAGGAACTTTCCAAGCAACATTGACAGATTTTAAGTTTCTATCACAAGATTGGAAACAAAATACAGAAGAAGAAAGGTTGCTTGGTGTATCTATGACAGGAATAATGGATGCTAAAATAACTTCTAATCCAGATCCTAAAATGTTAGAGAGGCTAAGAGATGAAGCTCGCAAAACAAATGAAAAGTATTCTAAACTATTGTCTATCCCTAGCTCCGCTTCTATTACTTGTGTTAAGCCTAGTGGTACAGTTAGTCAGCTTGTCGATTCTGCTAGTGGCATCCACGCAAGACATAATGATTACTATATAAGAAGAATAAGAATGGACAAAAAGGATCCAATCTATTCTTATCTTAAAGATCAAGGTGTTAGTGTAGAAGATGAACAGTTTAGACCGGATTCAACTGCAGTGTTTAGTTTCCCTATGAAAGCACCTAAAGGAGCACTGTTAAGAGACAGTATGACAGCATTAGAGCAGCTAGAGAACTGGTTAGTATACCAAAGACATTGGTGCGAACACAAGCCATCTGTAACGATATCAGTTAAAGATGAAGAGTGGATGGATGTAGGTGCGTGGGTGTGGAAGTACTTTGATGAAATAAGTGGCATATCATTCTTACCATATAGTGATCATAGCTACGTACAAGCTCCATATGAGGATTGTACAGCAGCAGAATACAATAAGTTGCGCAAAGTTACTCCAAGTGATATAGATTTTACTAAATTTATTGAAGAAGATGACAATACAACTAGCGCACAAACGCTGGCTTGTACTGGCGGATCATGCGAAATATAATTTAATATCAATAGCTTATGGGGTATTTTTATTATACTATGTAGATAGTTAAAATGAAACAAACTAGATACACATACATGGAGAACGTATGGACATACAAGATAACGTTAAGCATTACAACGTTGGATCGATTGAGACGATTGACTATATTAAAGCAAAATTGAGCAAACAAGAGCTAATAGGCTATTTACGTGGCAATGTAATCAAATACCTCAGTCGAGCTAACTACAAGGATTCAGCTGTAGAAGACTATCATAAGGCTATGGTATATCTTCAATGGTTGATACAGGAGCAATCAAGTAAGGCTTAGAATACTTCCCTTATGATATTTGTATTTTAAAATTTATATAAAGGATATGACTATGTGGACAACACCTAAAGCAACAGAAATGCGCTTTGGCTTTGAAGTTACGATGTACGTAATGAATAAGTAACTAATTTGGTGGGGAGTCACATAATTCTCCTATGTGTATGGTTGTGCAAAACGACCCTCCCCCCTCTTTTTAATATAGGCGATATATGGCAGCTCCAATAGGAAATAAAAACTCAACATTAGAAAAAAGAATATGGTCTAAGATAGTTAGAAAGT